GGACTGGGTGCCCCAAGGCCCGTGCTGATATCATACTCCTCTGCAATCTCCTGATCCTGTGCGGGCGTGGCTCGCGGTGGCTGCTGCCGCTGCGGACTCTGCGCTGCCTCACCTATTACTTGGCCGTCACATTTTTCGGCCGTCGATTTTACGGGAGAAAGCTCGCCCTCAAACAACTGCGGAGGGTCGGGCGTGGGTGATGACATCGATGATCTGTGGGGTGCAATCCACGAGCTGAGGGACGGACAGCGGGAGATGCTCGTGTCCCAGGGGCGTATTGAGGCGATGCTGGGCGAGCGGTGCGAGTCTCGGCTGGAGCGCATCAAGGCCGTCGAGGCCGAGCAGGTCAAGCAACGCGATGATCTCCAAGCCCTCAAGGAACACAGATCATTTTCCCGGGGCCAACAGGCCACCCTGACCGCTGTGGGTACAGTTGTCGGAGCTGCGGCCGGCGCGGCCGTGTCTCATCTGCTGGGGGGCAAGTAACACATGTCTACATTCCGCATCCAGAAGAACCGCGAAAATCCGTATGTGATGCTCGACAAATTCAGCATCAACGATTCGGGGTTGTCCTGGAAGGCGAAGGGGCTTCTCGCTTACCTGCTCTCCAAGCCGGACGATTGGATCGTCAAAGAGCACGACCTCGTGGCTCACGCCACGGATGGCCGGGACAGCGTGAGGGCGACGATTCGGGAGCTTGAGTCCGCTGGATATCTCGTCAGAGGCTCGCGGCGGCGAGACGGCAAAGGACGGCTCTACGAACGAGAATACCGCGTTTTTGAGCGTCCCTTAGTAGATCATTCTTTAAAGAGGCTGTTGGATTGCCCTACGTTGGAAAACCCGTCCTTGGATAAAGTCAGACCAGCCGGCAGCAACCGCGAGAATCGAGAACTGGAGCTTTTCAAGACCGAACGCGAGGCCGAGCGCAGGCCGATGCGGAAGCGGAAAGCGAGAAATGCGGGATGATCCACGACTCCGAGTACCTCGACCCAGGGACAGACCGCGTCCCCTGCTGGCATCCGTCCAGGATGCGGCGGCAATGCCAAGGGTGCGGGACCGTGTTTGCCGTAACGGTGTTTGAGCTACTGCAAGGGGTGAGCCGAGGACGGTGTCCATATTGCGGGAGCGAGAGCACGAGAGGGGTGAAAAAGGCTGAGGATGCCCCTGCCCCTTCGCGTTTTGCGGAGCTTAAAAATGGAATTTAAAAAGCTGAAAATGTCTGAGGTCAACATTGATGACCTTAAGCCATACGATAAAAACCCACGCAAAAATGATGCGCAGGTTGAGCGCATGGTCGCGTCTATTCAGGAGTTCGGTTTCCGCATCCCGGTGGTGGCTAAGTCTGACGGGACTGTGGTGGACGGGCATTTGCGACTCAAAGCGGCCATCAAGCTCAAGATGCAAACGGTCCCTGTCGTTTGTGCCGACGAGTTGACCGAATCGCAAGTGAAGGCTTTCCGCTTGTTGGCAAACCGTTCGGCAAATTGGGCGGAGTGGGACGTCGAAATGTTGGCGGAAGAACTCCGGTTATTGGAATCAGAAAGTTTTGATTTAAGCATGACTGGCTTTAGTGACACAGAAATTTCTGATGTCCTTGATTCAATAAATATTAATTTCTCAGGTGACGACTCCTCAGGGATTGACGGTGAAGGACTTGGGAAAGGGAAGACACACGTAAAGGTTGTTCTAGGCGCTGGATGCGTTAATGTATTAGAAAAGGCAATTGAAAAAACAGGGAATAATAATCGAGAAGATGCTGTTCGTGAAATTTGCGAGGCGTATCTTGAAAAAGGATAATGGGAGTAAATTTATAAAGCAAGCGATGCGGGCTAAATTGCTTGCAAAGATTGATTCTCCACGAATCCTTGAGGCGTATGGCGGGAAAGGTGAATTAGGAAAGGCGCTTTATCTTCAATACCCTGGGGTCGTTTTTGAGCAAGACGGTGGGAAGGCGCAATATCTTGCTGAGCAGCGTCCTAGTTGGGCTGTCTATGATGGCGATTGCGTAAAGGCTATGGCTGCTGGTATAGGATTCCATTTGCGTCCTAATTTTCTTGATTTTGATCCATATGGGTCGCCTTGGCCGGCAATTCGTGCCGCGTTCACACAGAAAAACAATCTCGATGATTTTGTCGGGGTGGTTGTTAATGATGGTTTACGGCGTTTCGCAATGTTAGGGCGCGCCTGGAAAAGTATTGATTTAGCTGAGTATGCAAAAAAACTTGGGAACCAAGGTGTCCATAAACAATGGTTTGCCGTTGTCAGGGATATTTTTAATTGTGTTGTTGGAGATGCCGGATTTTCCGTTCGGGAATGGGCAATAAAATCGGCAGGGGCTGGCGGGCAAATGACCCACTACGCGGCGATCATAGAGCGCAAAAAAGCCCCCGTTTGGGCCGGGGGCTAGAAGTGTTTAAATTAGGCGGCTGCCGAAGCCCGGAACTTTTCCAGATCAACCTTAATGTAGCGGGGTTTCCCGTAGGAATCAAGCGCGTCCTCGGCGCGGACGAGAAAGTCGGCCCAGTCGATGCTAGCTGCAAGCGGGTGGTGGTTGAGTTTCCCGACTTTGTAGAGGTCAACGAATTTGTAGGTTGTATGGATAAGCCGGATTGCCGCGTCAGGATCGATGACTGGCTCCAGGCTGACCCAGGTCTCAATACCAAGAGAGTGCGCCAGTTCAAGAGCGGCGATCCTATCTCCCGGGAGTGCGGCTTTCGGCTCCCACTCGACGGACTTGGTGTTGTCGTCGCAGGTCAAGGTCGCGGCCCAGACGCATCCGGTCGCCTTGAGCACGTCAGCGTCCCGTCTGACCGCCCACTCCCCGGCTTTGGTCAAGACCTGTGGACGCAAGTCATACTTGGCGATGATGCCCATGGCCTGTTTGGTGATTTCGTGCTCGCGTTCGATGGGCTGGTAGGGGTCAGACGTAAAACTCATAAGGATACGCCTTTTGTCGCCAGCCATGCGCCGGGCGTCCTTCTCAAGATCCTTGAGGACATTCGGGCGAGGCGCGGGCGAACCGTAAAAGGATTCGCGGGGGTTCTTGGCGAACTTGTAGGGCGGGATGCCAGGGACGTAGCAATAGCTGCACCCGTGAGCGCACCCCTTATAGAGGTTAGCCGCCAGAGGCGAATATTCGAGGGCTTTGCCTTTTGGCTCGTAAATGATGGGCATGTTATTCTCCCCGTTTTTGGCGGTCTTGGCGCCGTTTTGTTGCGGACAATTTAAGACAAAAAGTAAACAATGTCAAGTACCTACGATAAAAATAAGGGGAGTCATTCCGCCGGTTGCGAAAAAAAAACCGGCCCGGGAGGCGAGAAAAAAAACAAGGGGGGGCGTCCTCGGTTTGATTTTTCCGACAAAATGAGTGTGATTTCTCAGCTAGCGGCAATCGCATGCACAGACGAGGAAATCGCCGCCGCAATTGGGTGTTCCCAGGACACCCTGGCTCGTGGGCGCAAGCGCGATGCGGATTTGGATAGAGTTGTTTTGGATGGCCGGGCTAAAGGGCGGGTAAGTATCCGCAGAGCGCAGTATAAGCGTGCCATGTCTGGAAATTCTGCAATGCTGATTTGGCTTGGGAAACAGATGTTGGGGCAAAAGGACCACATTGACTTAAGAGACGAAGAGCCGATGCCGCAAAAAGTTGTTTTTGAAGTCAAAGATTGCAGCAAAAAAAATGAGTAACGCAAATATAGAGATATCAGTAAAGCTTAATAGGCCACAGAATACTTTTTTGGGATTACCTCAAAAGTATAGAGCTTATGTTGCAGGGTATGGTTCTGGAAAAACATGGGTCGGTTCAATTGCGTTAGGGAAACATTTTTATCAGTGGCCAGGGATAGACGCAGGATATTTTGCGCCAACGTATCGTGACATCAGAGACGTTTTTTATCCAACGGTAGAAGAGTGCCTTGATAAAATGGGTCTCACTATAGAAATATCGTCAGGATTCCACGAGGTGCATGTTTACCGTGGGAGTAGAAAGCTTGGGACGATAAAATGTAGGTCAATGGATGACCCTAGCTCAATTGTAGGGTTCAAGATTGGGAAAGCTTTGGTTGACGAAATTGATATTATGCCACCCGAAAAAGCCAAGATTGGTTGGAGAAAGATTATAGCTCGGATGCGGTATAATATTAAAGGGTTGGCAAACGGGATTGATGTAACAACAACGCCTGAAGGGTTCCGCTTTGTTCATAATCAGTTTGTAAAGCAGGTACAAGAAAAGCCTGAGTTGTCAAAGTTTTATGGATTGGTCCAAGCTTCAACATATGATAACGCCAGCAATCTTCCTGACGACTACATCCCGTCGCTTCTCCAATCTTACCCGCCGCAGTTGATAGACGCCTATATTAATGGAAAGTTTGTCAATCTCCAGACCGGCACAGTCTACATCGCTTATGACCGCGCAAAGAATGGTTGTGACGATACGCTCCAAGACGGTGAAACAATTTTTGTCGGCATGGATTTCAATGTCGGGAAAATGGCCGCCATTATCCATGTGAAACGCGACGGCTTTCCCCGGGCGGTTGATGAGATCGTCTGCGCCTATGACACGCCGGATATGATTCGTCGCATTAAGGAACGATTCTGGCGTTACGACGGGAAAACATACCAGCCTTCGCGACAAATCAGAGTTTACCCCGATGCTTCTGGTGGGTCACGAAAATCGCAAAACGCGTCTGAGACCGATATCGCGCTGCTTAAGCAGGCTGGGTTTACCATATCCGCTCCTGCCGCGAATCCCCCGGTCAAGGACCGCGTGAACTCCATGAACGCCATGCTCCTGAATGCAGCCGGCGAACGCCGTTATCTTGTGAACCCAGCGACCTGCCCAACCTATGCCGATGCCTTGGAGCAGCAAGCGTGGTCTGCGAACGGCGAGCCTGACAAAACGACGGGGCATGACCATCCGGTCGATGCTGCCGGATATTTCATTCATCAGGAATACCCACTGATTAAGCGCGTCTTTTCCACTCAACAGCAAACAGGATGGTAGGCCATGTCTGTGCCCAACAGCAAATTTATCACCGTCGCCACGCCGAACACCGACATTGTGGCCTACCGCCCAAAGCTCCAAATGGTCAAAGACCTTATGGGCGGCCAGGACGCCATGCGGGCCGCCGGGTCACGGTATCTCCGGCAATTCCCTGGGGAACCGGAAAAGAAATGGGCCGCCAGAGTCAAAGGTGCAACGCTGCTCAACGTCTATGAGCGCACGCTTGCTTATCTGGGAGGCCAGGTCTTCGCCAAGGACCTTCGCGTGGTAGGCGATGGCGCAACCGAGCAAGACGCGGTCCTTGGACCATTCGCAGAGATCGTGGAGAACGCAGATGGTGAAGGGAACAATCTGACCGTTTGGGCAAAGCGGTTCTTCCATGCCAGCCTCAATGACGGGTTTGGATTAATTCTGGTTGATTCTCCGCATGTAGAAAGCCGGCGTGGCGAAGGTGGCGGGCGAGAATTCCTGGCCGGGGTGGATGCATCCGGGCAAGAGCAATGGGAGCCCCTGCATGCCGGGAATGCTGCGGCAATTGGACTGCGGCCAAGGTTTATCCATGTCCGGGCTGAAAACGTGCTTGGGTGGCGTTTTGAGTTGCAAGGCGGGACTAAAAAAATGACCCTACTGCGACTCCTGGAGACCTACAAAGAGCTGGGAGAGTGGGACGCGGGAGATGTAATCAAAGAACAGGTTCGGGTGTTGCGGCCCGGTCGTTTCGAGGTATGGCGTCGGGCTGACAACGACAAAGATGTGTGGTCCCTCTTTGACGAGGGGAATCTTCCTGGAGATGAAATCCCGGGGGTGTTCTTCCGCCCAGGCAAGCCGCTTGGAGAGGTGACGTGCTGCCCGGCACTGGAATCGCTTG